CCATGGTTCATTAATTCTAGATTCGGTTCAAATTCTATAATTGGTCTTTTTGCTTGATTCTCTGTGTTAACGTAATCATCGAAAGTCAATGATGGCATCAATTCTTTGAGAGTGGAAATTAAATCTCTGTGGATCCATAAATTACATCTTGCCCAAGCAGTACCATGTCTATCGCTTCGGTGCTGTACAATATAATCTTTAGTAGCACTAGGTGTGTATAAGGCGTCCCAAGCACTGGTATCAAGAGTTTCTTTAATGCTTTCTAATGCAATTTGTTGCTCTAAAGTCAACCCAACCGGAATAAATTGTTCTATGTTACCAGAACTATCCCATTGTGCATTTACTATTCTTTCAAAGTAAATATTACCAGTTACTTTATCTACAGATGTATAAAATATTTTGTATTTTTCAGTATCAATGTTCACAGCACCATCGACCCATGTTGGATCACCGTCTGCCGTTGCTGTAAATATTTCTCCCAATGTTCCTGTGGCGCCCACCGATGCCCAATCGCTTGGTAGTAGTGTGCCTAAACTTATAATTTTATATTGTGCGCCTGATTGAATTGCCTTCGCCGATCTATCATATTGCCAATCATCATTAAACATTACAATCATACCATCTTCAATATATGCAGTTTTAGACAATTCACTAATATTAAATGATAATCCATTACCTCTACTAGAAACAGGTGTAGAATTATAGGTGCCCGCTATGCCTCTAGGTGTAGCACCTCTTTTATCAATAAGTTTTACAAAACCAGTTGTGCCTGTTTGATTTGCTACCCCAGGAGTAGTCGTTGCAACAAATTGGTCTCCAACATTAATAGGTGTAGAAGCACCTAATGATACCCAATCAGTATCACCTATAATGCTTATTTCATAAGTTTCACCTGCTATGATGCTTTCAATTTCGGCTATTGGTCCTGCTTTAGACAGTGTAAGTATTTTATTGTTATCCCAAAACGAACCCATTAAATCCTTGTACTGTGTTACATCAGCCCATTTTAATTTACCGTTTTCGTCTAAATATTCCCTAAGTAATATTCTATCACCAACACCAGTAACTATATAAATTTTGTCTGCATGAAACCCATCATAAGTATCCGTGTATCCACTTTTCCATTTGATTAGCATGCCTTCTTGTAAATCAAAAACACCATTGTCATCTGTTATTGTGTATAAAGGACTATTATTAATATCTGTTAATGGGCCTACAGTGTATGTTGTTGCAGCACCTCTAATATCAACTCTGTTACCTGAGGCAGGAATTGCGAAAAACTCTACAATAGTATTACTATCTAAAAACTGAAAATCAACACCGGAAGTTTGTAGTACGCCTTCTAAGTATACTGATGTGATAGTTCTATAATCATTAAAATGGAATCTTATAGTTTGACCGTCACTTGCAATCACCCGTCTACCATCGTTTGTTGATTCATATACTGGTAGATTATTAATCCAATAGTATGAATGGTAGTTTGTAAACATGTCTTTATTAATAGGAGGTGAGAACGTGAATGCTTCCGTACTATAAGCAGCGTTATAATTATATTCATCAAAATTTATATTTACAGCATTGGCAATATCATCTACACTGATTTTACTAACTACGTTACCGCTTTTATCTTTTGTTACAAGACCCGGTTCTAATTGTTTTTTCTCTCTACCAAGCACATGTGCTGATTCATACAAGTATGCATCATTTACTTTTTTAAACCTACCCTCTTTACTACCAACAAATGCATCAATATCTTCAAGATCCGCCTTGCTAATCATTTGGTCAAATGTTGAATCCATCCATTGTTTATTAATGTCTGTTTGGAATACAGAAGGCATGTATTCAACACTTTTAATTTTATTTGTTTGTACAGAACCTGGGCGTACTTTGTTTATGGTTCTTTTAGGATTTTGCGGTCTAAACTTGGCCATCTATTAATCTACCTTAAGATGCTCTAATATTTTCTTGTGTAATATTTTCAATGATATCTATATCACTTACACTAATGTCTGGAATAAACAGTTCGTCACTCATTGGGGTAATCTGGAATAGATCACCAAACACACTGCTTGCTCCTTCTGGTACAATAACAAAACTACTTATTACACCCAAAAGTTCCTTGTGAATGTATGCTGCAAGTTCTGTAAAATAAAATGTTTCGCCAAAGTCCCAGTTTGCAATATCAAAAAAATCGTTGATTGCTGTTACTACTCTATTTTTAATTTCATTGTCTGTTAGTTTAACACCTGGAACTTTAATAATTCTAAATCTTGCTCTAAACTGATCTAAAGACTTATCACCAAAAATTACTTTGTATTTGATAGGACGATAAATGATACTATCACTCATTGCTTTCTTACTAATATTCTGGTTAAAACTTTGATTAAGTTCCGCTAGAGTAGGAGGATAGGGTTCTGATAAATCATCTCTTTGATCTCCTAACCAACTTCTGTATAAAGTATCGTAGTTTCTTGTTAAAACAAATACGTCTATAATATTTGTAAAACTAGGATCTACAATTTCATTTGTTGCTGGAATATGTGTCCATTCAAATCTTAAATCATCTTCACTATGTGGTACAAACTCACCGCCACTTACATAAGCATCAGTTACCGTACTTGCAATAGAGAAACTGGTGCTACTAGCACTAGTTACCGTTGCTGACGATACATTAAGAGTGATAGGGCTAACACCAGAAATACTTACCTTATCTCCCACATTAAGAGAATTAGCAGCAGTAATAGTTAGCACCGTTCCTGACGATGTAATATTAGTTATGGAACCTGTCTCAACAATATTAATGAATCCTTCAGGATTATCAGGACGGGCATCTGCATTATTGTCTACTAGTGAAAGTATAACTTTATTAGGGTTATATAATCCATAAGCAACATTACCTTCTACAAACTCATATCCATAAACATAAAACGTACCTGTTGTATATTCAGGTAATAGTTTTTGTAAATCAATAGTATCTCTTCTCTTTTTCTTTGAATCCTCGTCAAGTTGGAATTCGTTAGTTAAATTACTAAACTCAATTTGATTACTTGTTAGACTATACCTTAATGTTCTAGTTGTAACTGTCCACTTATCTGTACCAGCGTCAGAACTATAGTCTATATGTATTAGCCAGTTATTATCTAAGCCGTTGTCGTATTCATTATATGTAAACGGATAAGGATAATCAGCATTATTAGTAGTAGGTTGTGGACGTCTTTCAATAACGTCCCATGCGATGTTCATGTAATCGTACTTCAAAGCAAAACTTTGTTTGCTCTTTAGGAAGTTGACAATATTAGTTTTTTCACCAGTTGAAAATTGTCTAGCAAATGCAGGATATATAATTTCAATCTGACTGCCATCAGAAATAAATGTATCTAGAGAAATAGCACCGTTGTTATTGCTTGTTCTACCGCTTGGAGAACCCTGACTGTTGTCAACACCTAACCCAGACGCAAACACTGTACTTACTTTTGCCCACTTATATGTGTTCGTTAAGCCGCTGCTATCAGCAATATTAAATTTAACCAAAGAACCTGGTGTGAAATATTTTAAGTAAGTAGTAGTTGAATTACCGACACGAACTGGAAGTGATGTATTTGATGCTTCTACAAGAAAACCCGTACTTGTGTCTGATGTGCTATCTGTATCGGGATTTCGCCATGTAAATGTATTGCCAGTTAATGCATCTCCACTTGGGCTTGTTGATGTTCCTGTGCTTCCTGCTAGTGCCAGGTTTTCAAATGTTAATTTAAATCCATCATAATATAAATTCACTAATTCATCATCTGCTAACAATGTTTTGATATATCTCTTATAAACATTTTCTTCAGTAATTCCACTAGCAAATGCTTGTTTATTTTTATTTTGTTTTGATAAAACGCCATCAGTTGCGTACATTCTAACTTTAGTATACATACCTGTAGGATCGTTAAAATCAATATAACGACTATGCCCGCTGTGTGTGCGGTTGATACTTTTAATTTTGGCAATGTCATCACTTTGCTTTAATAGATAACTATTATAATCTTGTGCAGTTATCATACGATCTTGCGTAGCGTAAATTCTAGGAGCATTGGCCTTAATATCATCCATGCTCTCACTTATACTAGCATTAGTAACATTTTGTTTTAGTTGTACAGTGATATTTGCTTGGTATGTGTTTCCATCAACACCAACATAATCCATGTTGATCTTTTTAGTTCCAATATCATCTGGTCTTAGGGTATATGTTGAATTTTCACTCTGTCTATACCATACTCTAATAATACCGCGTGGTAAATTACCAAAACGTGAGTCTGCAAATTGAATACTAACTTGATTATTTTCTCTTGTCTTTACGGCGTATATATCCTTAACACCATTCTCAATAGTATTATAGATGGCATTCTGACCATTAACACTTTCAACTTTAGTCCAATTCTTTTCTACATTACCCAGTGTATCAATAGTTTGAACCCAAACATCTGTATTGTTTACGTTTTCTGCAGAAATATCTAATGTTTGGCTACTAACTGCATTTTCAATAACAAAGTCTTGATAACTAATTGCCCCTTGTTTAAACCCTACAAAGAATCCAGTTCCATTGCTTTGTACACCTTTACCATCATCTTTATAAAGTATACTAAATGCGCCTTGTGGATCAGGTGTATTTTCAATAATAGTTTTTTGTGTGCTATCGTACTCAACACCGATTGCATCAAATTCAACATTATTGCCTTCAGCAATACCACTAACTGTAAATGTTATTTGATCTTCGGTATTTTTTAAATTATAAAATTGCGTTAATACACCATTAATAACTGCTTGTTGCCTTGGGCTACCAAATTTATTACTTGAAGCAAAAATTGCGTTAATTAATGTAATAAAGTTATCTAAGTTATCTACACTACTCGTGTTCTCATATCTCACTTCTTGACCTGCAAGTGAAGTACCTGAACTACCAATCACTGTTTCGTTTGTTTTGATAGCAGTTATTTTTAATTCGCCAAAGGCTGTAAGGTTTCTACGTGGTTGATAACCTAAAAATTCAGCAAGTTTAAGTATGGAGTCTTGTCTTTCAGCGGTGCTTAAAAAGTTGTTGCGGCTGTTTAAGTCAACACGGTAGGCTAAGTTGTGACCAAACAATGCAATTACATCTAACAGTGCTACAAATTCTGCACTTTCAACCCAGTTGTTATAACTTTCAGGATAGTTGTTTCTAATATAATCAACCATCGAGGTTCTAATTGTATCAAAGTCATATGCTTGAAAATTAGCATTGACATATGATTCATATACCGTTGTATAATCTTCTGCCGCAAACATGCGTGTTTGTCTTACTTGTTGTGCCATACCTTAAAACTGCTCCGCTTCTTGGAATTCTTTATCAAATTTAATCTCTAAATCTGTTGCTGTTGTTGTGGGTAGATATAATAATTCTATTCTGACTGTAACAGATAACTCATCTTCATCTACCCGTACTGTGGAGGACCTTAACTCAAAACGCGGATCATAAGTAACAACAGCCATTACATCATCTTCAATAAGGCTAATAGTTGCATCATCTAATGGTTGAAACACATAATAAGGTAGCATACTTCCAAATTCTGGATTAGTCCATTTTTCACCCTTACGGATTCTAAAATGATTTTCTAAATCTCTGATGGCGAGTTGCAACCCTGTCAATGTTTGACTAGTGGTTTCTTGGCCGCGTGTAGTATATCCAAT